TTGCCAAGCAGGCCTCCAAGTATCATTCCACCTAGTACATCACCGCCTGATGCACCGTTGCCTTGTGTGCGTCCATATATTGGAACTTCTACATCATAACACTCGGTTGTAGTAACTGGTACGGTTGCTGTAACAGTTTTTGTGTGATCAAACACACGAACATTGCTTGCGGCTTCGTTTGCAAAAACAGGTGTTGCCAGTGCAATGGCTGCTACAGTAGTTAAGATATTTTTCACGGCTGTTCTCCTTAGTATCCGTTGTTGTATATACTATACGATACATTATCTATGCTGTCAACCACTACCAGCCAATTTTCTCCCACGGAACATCCTTGTTACCAAAGTGTCCGTATACACAGTTATTACTATACTCATAGAAGTTAAACATACCAAATCGATCAATAATACCCTTTGGCGTTAAGTCAATATGCTTTTTAATAAAGCCTTGGATGGAAATGCTATCGCCGTCACTGTATACATAAATGCTGGTAGGTTCTTTTACACCAATAGCATAACTTAGCTGAATCTGGCACCAATTGGACATTCCTGCTGCTACTACATTTTTAGCTAGCCATCTTGCTATGTAGGCTGCACTGCGATCTACTTTTGTAGGATCTTTTCCGCTAAAAGCCCCGCCGCCGTGAGGAGCAAAACCACCGTAAGTATCCACGATGATTTTGCGTCCAGTAACACCTGCATCACCGTCGGGACCACCAATAACAAAGTTACCAGTAGGGTTAAGATGCCATTTCGTGCGGTCATCAATTAAATCTCCCAATACATTCATTGCAGCAAGTTTACTAATATTTCTTGCTTGCTCTACTTGTCCTTCGCTGTGCTGTGTACTAATAACAACTTGGTCGATGCGCTTAACTTTTCTGCCTGCATACTCTACACTAACCTGTGACTTTGCATCAGGACCTAATACATGCTGTCTTTGACTTTTAAGTTCTTTAAGTATTTCGTGGCTGTAGTAAATTGGTGCTGGCATGTATGCATCGTTGTCGTTACACGCATAACCAAACATAATACCTTGATCGCCTGCACCAAAATCATCAGTGCCCAAGGCAATGTCGGTACTCTGGCTATGGATTTCATTGTAGATGTTTAGATTATCCCAATGGAACCCATCTTGCTCATATCCGATACGTTTAACAGTATTACAAACAATGTCTTTGACTTCGTCTTTGCTCACATTAAAGTTTTTTACTTCGCCTGCTAATGTTACGTGATTGGTAGTTACAAGTGTTTCAATAGCAACACGAGTTGTTTCGTCGCCTGCTTTTAACCCTGCATCAACGAGTGCGTCCGAGATTTGGTCTGCAACCTTATCCGGATGCCCTTCACTAACACTTTCGCTAGTAAAAATATAGTTATTCATTATGATTAATTCTTTCTACAGTATATCTGTAAGTTTTTATTCCCAATGTTTTAGAATCTCAACATTGTCGCCTTCGCCTTTGGTCTTAATGTAACCTTGAGCAATTAAGCTGTCAATAGTATTTTGGACAATATTTGTTACACTATCTTTAACAGCTAGTTGACGCCCAAGCATTGTAAATACAATAGCTGTACCCAATAACCAATATGTTATTTCGTCATACAAAATTGATTCTAGCATTTTTATCAATCCTACAAGTTTGTTTATATCAAAGTAACCGTTTGCGCCTCTGTATATGCATTGCAGTGACACAGTGCTCACTAAAAATAAATTAAAATAATACACCACGGTAAACAATGTGTACTTTAATCAAAAAATTCATTACATCTTTAATATATCTTTTTCGTCCAACTTTGTTATTATTGCTGGTTCTAATGTACTTTTTTATTTAATTGCTGAATTAAGCATGTGTATTTATAATAATGCCAGTCCAGTCCTTGGACAAACTGGCATCTTTGAGTTCATCTAAACGATCAGAGAAGCTTTGATAGAAACTATCTAGTTCTCCTTTCCATTTTCCTCGAAGATGTTCAATAGCTTGCTCGCAGTAATTCCAATTGCGTTTGCGATATTCGGACATCATATTATTGTGCAGCTCGACAAAATTTTCCAACACAGGAATTTCTTGCAACGGAATTGTAGTATTGTCAAGTACTGCATATGCAACAATAGGCTCAGATAGCCCGGGTTCAAAGAATGTATCCAGTTCTAAAACTGTCATTCTATCGCCAATCTCATTGGCTTGCTGTTTTCCAAAAATTACTTTCATACTGTTACTATACTTTACTTTTGTGTTTCGGTCAACCTTTTTAAAATAAATATCTTTATCAACAAAGGATATATCCCAATGAGTTTTGAATTCGATTTTACGAAAGAACATTTGGCAGAAATAATTTCAGCAGATGCTGATGATTGGTTTGATGCTTTATGCGAACTATTACCAAAATACGGCATTACAACTGAACGCAGAGTAGCACACTTCCTAAGCCAATGTGCACACGAATCAGCTGGATTTAAACGCCTAGAAGAAAACCTAAACTATTCGTCAAAAGCATTACGTGCTGTATTTGGACGTTACTTTGGTCCAGCTCCAAAACGTGATGCAGAGGAATACCATCGCCAACCTGAGATGATTGCAAACTATGTATACATGGACGAGTATCGTAAGTACAAAATGGGCAACGTACAAGAAGGCGATGGTTGGAGATTCCGCGGACGTGGACTAAAGCAATTAACAGGACGTGAAAACTATACACGGTTTGGCGCTACTGTAGACATGACAGCCGAGGAAGCAGCAAGTTATGTAGCAACACCAGCCGGTGCTATTGAATCAGCATGTTGGTTTTGGGACGCAAACAATCTAAACTTAATCGCAGACGGTGACGATGTAAAACGCATGACTAAGAAAATCAACGGAGGATCAATTGGTCTCGACGATCGTAAGAAACGTTATATGCATGCTATGCAAGTATTAGGCATGGACGCAGAGGATTTAGCAGCAGACGACGATGATATTTCAGAAATTTTAGATGATATCGGTGTACTACGCAAAGGTTCCAAGGGCGATGGTGTTAAAATAATGCAAGAAGCATTAGGTATTGGTGCAGACGGCGACTTTGGTCCTGGTACTGAACGTGCACTTAAAGCATGGCAAGCATCAAACGGACTTACATCCGACGGTGTTGCAGGACCTGCAACATTTGCTAAACTGCTCGCTGACTAATAAAAAAATAAAATATAAACACATAAATGCCGATTACTCGGCATTTATTTTATGGATAAATTTTGAATAATTTGCTTAGTGTATATTGTATGTGATTTTGTTCCTGGATGCATCTGATCCAATGCATAATCTAAAGTCTGGAATATACCAATTGCATGATCAGAGAATACATCCTCAATTAAAGCATTAGTTACCGGTGACCAGCTACTTAATAATAGTTTTACCGAATGCCTTGCTGCAATATCAATCATCCAATTTATATTCCTGATAGCTTGGTGTATAAAATAATCATCACCGAATGTGTAGATGGATTTTTTAACTCGGTCAATCTCGCCATTATGCCCGCTACTGTGTATTAAATCCAAGTACCTAATACCGTGCTTGTCGTTGTTTAAGTACAACATACGATTCCAGTCTGGTAAAGTCACTACTGCATATTTTAAATCAATTACACGGTTTACAGCCGAAAATATGTATGCAATGCGCTCTATTCCTATACCAGGCAATCCGAAGTTAAAACCATTATACGATGTTGCTCTGGCGACCTGTGCTGAGAAAATATTTACTGAATCAACATATTCTCCAAATGTAAAACTACACCCAAAAAAAGCAATATTAGATTTGTCTGTGTCTATATTCCATTTGTCTCTGAATCCATACTGATTAAAGTCATACTCATACTCATAAATGCCTTCTTTTAGTCTGTAACGAGATATGTCTTGATCTTGATAAACAAGAGTATTCTTTTTGTTGTCCTGTCCATAATACGCTAACTCGTCTATACTACTAATCAACGTTGGAGATATTGAGGGTAGGGCATAAGAGCTAAAATCAATCATTTTTATTCTGGTTCAATCTTTAGCTGAAAAGGATATCCTTGTTTACGTGCAGATAAGGTAACTTCAATTCCCTTGTGTTCGGCAATTTCAAAAGGAAGTACAGCCACAACAGCACTACCTTGTTCGTGAACTCTCATGGTTAGCAATTCTGCAGACGAAAAGTCATGCTTAAATATATCAACTAAGCTCTCAATAACAAACTCCATAGGAGTTATATCATCATTTAAATAAATTACTTTATGGTCACCGGGCGGAGAAAACTTTATCAGTGTCTTTTCTGCCACGTTTGTTTCAGTCTTGCTGCTCATTTTTTATCCTTTTAAAATGGGGGGATATTACTCCCCCCTAGACTGTTAGCCTTCAATTGTGTTTAGTGGTGTGCAAATAGCAATTTTTTTAGGTTGCTCTGCTTCAGGTACGTTGCGCACCAAGTGAATATTAAGCATACCTAAATCTAGTCCTGCACTTTCAACTTCAATATGTTCAGCTAGTGTAAATTGTCTACGGAAATTGCGACCGCCAATTCCTTTGTGTAGATAATTTTTTCCCTCGTTGGTCTTTTGTACATTACCTTCAACTGTCAAAACATTTTTTTCCAGTGTAATGTCTAAGTCATCCATACCAAAGCCTGCAACTGCAAGTGAAATCATATATTCATTTTCGTCGATTTGTTCAATGTTGTATGGAGGATAACCATTTGATTTTGTGTTTTCAAATGAACGTGTCATTTCGTCAAACATTCTATCAAAGCCAACAGTGGCACGAGCGAATGTAGGTAAGTCTAGAGTTGTTAATCTTGTCATTTCATTTCTCCTTTATAAGCAAGATACGTAGAGCCCTTTCGGCGCCCATGTTTTATTTATACAATATTTTTTTATGCTTTGTCAACATATTTTTAAAATGACACACTAACCGTGGTGTGTCGCGGGTTTATTCAGTAACCACCCTACTTGATTATATGCCTGTTAGCAGCGATAATCAAGAATTTATTTGTTTTCGCCGATGACCGAGTATTTGTTATTTGAACAATCTATCTTCGTAATTTATATTAACATATTATGTTCTATTGTCAACCAAATTCTTCTATTATAAACTCGCCCCATGCTTCACCAAAGATCCACACAAAGATTAGAATGATCAATGATGTGAATAATAACACAGGTATCACAACAATACTTACCCAACGAGGTTTTTTCTTTAACCAGTTGATAATACGTTTAATGCCGCTTTTAATTTTATCAAGGACATATTCTCCTATAAGATATCTTGCAAGCCGCATTACTATTAATATCGGTGAAGTTATTACTTCAAATAATAATAAAAACATATCAACTGCTAAATCAACTACATGATCAACGCTCCACCATTTTTTGAATCTTGCCCACATAGTTAGCCCTCATTATATGCTGTTATTTAGTCACAAATAAAGGGGCGCCGAAACGCCCCTTGATGCCAAAGTATCTTCTGCTAATTTTAACTTAGAATGAGAAGCTGAGGGCTGCTGTTGGAGCAAAATCTTCTGTGTCTAGATTATAGTTAGCACCTGCTGACAAGTCAATACCTTCACCTAGACCATGCACATACTCACCACCTACGTTTTGTAGTGCATCTGTGTCATCACCGTTTAGGTATGCTGTAATACCATATGCTGTTGCTACACCTTCGAAGCCAAATACTTCTGCGTCTACATCGTATGTCATTGTGCCGCCGAGGTCTACGCCGACTACTTCAACACCTGCAACACCTGCGCCAAGTACAGTGTTTTCACTGTCCAAGTTGTAGTCTGCTGCTGCTGTTACATCAAGTCCTGCTACACCCATTGTGTATGCACCTTGTACATTACTAATGTCTGTGATGTCTGTGTTCCAGTCTGTGAAGCCTACTGCTACTGCTGCTGTGCCCATTGACAATGCTAGTGACTCTGTCATTGCTGGTGCTGCTAGTGTTTGCTCACCTTCTGCACCTGGCATTACGCCATTGTCTGTGCCAAACGCTACGCCTACGCCTGCTACAGTTTTACCAACTGTCCAGTCTGCTAGTGATCCGTTGCCATCTTCGTCAACTTCAAAGTCTAGATCAACTGCTGCTAGTCCTTGCATATCAACACCTAGGTCAAGACCCATTGTTCCGGCAATTTTTTCTGAAATTGAGTTTTCTTTGAATTCTAGTTCAATTTCACCACTAAGTGGTGATTCGGCAAATGCTGCACCTGCAATTAAAGTTAATGCAATAGTTGCAATAAAAGTATTTTTCATTTTGATATTTCCTTGTTTATGTATTACTACTTGTTTAGTTATTACTACACTAAAGGAAAATCAGTAATAATACAATTTATTGCTTTATAAAAATGCAAGGTGTAGTATTACAGCAACACTTTAGTCATCACGTTGAGCTAGATATTTTTTCCAACGTTTTGCAGCACTAGCCTTAGCTTTTTTTCGCTTGAGGCTGGGCTTTTCAAAGTATTCTTTTTCTTTAATTGTTTGAAAAACTTTTTCTGTTTGTAGCTTTTTTTTCAATTTACGCAATGCACGGGTTATGTCGTTGTTCTTTACATACACCGTAGTGCCATTTTTTGTGTCATTGTTGTAACTGTTGTTCATTGGTTTCCTTGTATATTTTTTTATCAATCTCGAGTAACAATGTGGTTAATACATCATCTGTATGTCCCTGCCAAATGCCATCGAGGTACCGTCTTCCGGTATACCAAACATTGTGTTTACTTATGAGTTGACCTTTAAATATATCATTATTTGTGATCTGAGTTAGGTTTAGAACAACTATATCACAAGCATTTGCTACATTTAGTAGCCATTCATTGTCATTGTCGGTAGAAGTGTACAGATGTATAGCTAGATTGACAGGACTACTGCGCAACGGATTGATTATGTTTTCGACCAAAAGTAGATCAAAATCAACTAGAAGTATGTTAAATGCATCACTCCAGTATCGGTCCGGAGGAGTGACCAATATGTGCTCGGGATCATTTAATGTCTTCATTGCTACCTTGTTCTCTAATATAACTCTTAATTTGGCTCTGTTCGATATCGGTTAATTCTTCGTACTCTTTACGACCGTGTTTAACTTCAGCAATCAGCCATTTAATGTATTCTAGATCATATGCTAGAGTATCATCAACTCTGGCAATATCAACTTCAATCCATTTTCTTCCATTCCATTTGTATAACTTGTTTGGTATGGTGTCATTTTTTAAAAATAGCTGACCTTTACTTGGTTGCGCTGGCCAAGTAGCACCGAAGCTAGCTCCGCTTACGTCTCCGAGATCAAAGTCTGGTTTAGCAGCTGGTTGATTACGTACTCTGTTGTATTGTTTTTCTAATCTAATAATCTTTTTTTGTTGAATACTAATAGTGTCTAATAGCTCTTCTACTTCAGTTGCTAACTCGTTTACTTTTTCGGTATCTTCAAACGGAACTTCGACTACCTTTTCAACTTCTTTTATTACTTCTACTTCTTTAACAGTTTCTACAGGAACTTCTACTTCAACAATCTTTTCAACTTCTTTTATTACTTCTACTTCTTTAACAGTTTCTACAGGAACTTCTACTTCAACAATCTTTTCAACTTCTACAGTTTCAACTATAGTACTACTCGCTGAACTTTTTTTTTGAATGCCAAAGTTTGTAATACCACCTACGGCTGCTAGTGTTAGAATAACTGCCAGTGGATCAAAAACAATAACCAGTAGCAATATCATCCAGCGTACACTGTCTTCTAATATGTTTTCATTTGTACTATTGCCATAAAATACTTCAGCTACATACTTAATTGGTCCTACTTCTGCTTCTAGTTCACGTGCTTTTCGTTCAAGTTCGTACTTTTGCTCGTTTAGTTGATCTATTTGTGTGTTTGCTATAGTTATCTTTTGTTGCTGAGAACGTACTATAGTATCTACTTCAGCACTGTTGCCAACAATTAAACTATCACGTAGTCGCTGTATCAAATTGTTACTAGCAGAGATTTGTGCGTCGGCACCTGTTCTAAGATCCTTAATAGCATCTCTTGCTCTTCTAATAACTGGACTATCCTGTGTTTGTAGAGCAGTGATAGAATCTTGTGCTTGCTGCCTAGCCTTGCGATTTTGCGGAATGTTATCATTGAGCACAGTGTTTATTTTTTGTTGTAGTTCGTTTTTAGCAACTTGTGCGTCTGCTATACCTTGACTACGCACTGAATCAATGCTGTTTAGTAGTGCTTGTTTACGATTGTTGATGTTTTCTGTTTGTGGTCCACGTAAGTCAACAACAAGTTCTGTTAGTCGTGATCTTTCGTTTTCTAGTGCAGTTTGTGCTCCAGTTCTTACACCATTTGTTTGCTCTTGTAGCTGCGCAATACGAGTTTGTTGTGCTTCTACCCAAGCTGCTAATGCTCGTCTGGTATTTCCGCCAAATACCCCATCGTCTGTTACACCAATAACAGCCTGTCCTTCTTTGATCTTGATGCGCTCTCTGCTTTGTAGCTTGTTTGTAGTAACCACAATGTTATCCTCGAGCGCAACAATTTGTGCGTCAATTGATTCTACAGTACTGTTGTCGAGTTGTAGATCGCTAATACGTTGCTCGTATTCATTTGCTTGTGTATTGATGCGCACTAAGTCGGCATCTAATTGAACAATTTGATCTTTATAAGGTTGTACTTGTTCTTCTATGCTCAAGACACTGATGTTTTTTAAGTCGTCTCTATACCCCGTGACCAGCTGTTGTAGACGTATATTTTCTTTGTCTAAGCTTTCTATTTCCCTTTCAAACACTGAAATTTGTTCATCTAATGCATTTAGTTGTGTTTGAATAATAGTATTTTGCTCGTCGATCGCTGGCTGTATTCTATCGTACGCTGTGTCGATGCGTTCTTGCTCTTTGTCAATTTGACTTTGTACTTCGCTGTTTCGTTTGCCTACACTGGCTTCAGCTTCTTTAATTCTTTTGCTTGCTGTATTGATAATCTGCTGTTGGCGGACAATATCCTCAGCAATACGATCTATTTGTGCTACGCCTTCTTCTGCAGCAGCAGTCTGTTCAATATGAGCTTTGCTCAAGAATCCAAATATACCAATACTGGTAATAATCATCAGGATAGCAATAGCTGGCACTAGGTACAATTTAAGCCAAAACGTAGCTGACTTCCAATATATCTTTAGCCAAACAGCACCTGTTATCTTTGCCAGCTCTAATACACTTCCCATAATAATAATCGGAAGTACACTGGCAGCAAAGATAGCAGTAAGACCAACAATACTGTAATATGCAGCACATACAGAAATAGTTAATGCTACAAACAATGTAAAATAATGATACAGTTTCATAGTACTGTATTTATCAAAGTCAATAACTTGATTTTAATTAATTAAAGTCAAGTTGACATCACTGTTTGGACAAAATCAAACACAGGATAGCCGTTTGCATCTGCGTTGGAACAATTGTGCACAATCCAACCGCCGGCGGTGTGCAGGTAAAAGTATTCGCAACCTGAGTCTGTGTAGTATTCAACAAACTCCTGCACAGTTTCAAACTCGACTGCGTCTGTATTGCTTTCTCCTCTGTCACGTCCGTAGAATACAATAACGCCTTCTTGCGGAGTGCTAAACGAGTGCGACTCGTCTGTTGGACATACGCTAGGAGCAATACACGACTGGTCGCCTAGCTCTACCATCTGTACAATTTTATCATTATTTTGGTAGTATTGTTGCAACATTGCACCTGTATACAAAGGATATCCGTCATAGTGTGAATACTTTGCACGGATTTTGCCTTCTGGTGTTTTGTAACCAATTGCCGAACGAGTTCCCATTGCATATGCTCCTTATGCGTTTGTCTAACTTATGCTTACACTGTAGCACGTGAAGTGCCGGGTGTCAACCAACTATTTGTCCGAATTTGGTGTTTTCTTTCGTTTTTTGCCCCAACCGGTTGTGTATTCAATGTCTTCACTGCGGGCATATTTTTCAAATACTGTAACTTTGCCGCCGGTGTCGAAGTATTCTTTAATCATGTTGTCAATTTTTTGTTGTTCGGCTTGTGCTTCTGCGTCTTTATCATCTTGTATACGAGAACTCATAATACATATCCTTTTTTCTTACTATACTATTAAAGTAACATACTCTGTAACAGTGTCAACTATTATCTGCGCATTGCAGCAATATCTTTGGCATCTTCTTTCTTGTCGGCAAAAACAGGAACCATATTTGATTTGTGCATTGTGGCAATTCCAAGAAGTTTACGTTCGCCGCTATAAACCATTGACTCTTTTGCTGCACCGTGTCCTGCAATTGTATCGCTTGTCATACGTGGACCAGTATTATAATCAGGGCGTTCATTGACACTTTTGCGTTTACCGTACTTATCATACAATTTACCTTCAAGTTGCTCTTGACTCACACCCATTTTACGCATAAATTTTTCATGTTCTGCTTCTGCTTTTAATTGCTTTGCAGTCTTCTTGCGTTTGGACTTCTTATTATTATATTTAGTTGTGGTCATGTAAGGGCCAACCAAGTGCATAGTCATAAATTTACGCTCCGTAGTAAGTTGTTATAATATAGAGTAGCACATAATCAAATAACTGTCAATAGTCTATTTGCGTGTAAGTAACGGCAATAACGCTGTTTCTGCTTGCCTATCATTCCACTTGAATTGTATCTTAGCTTCTTTAAGCATATCCTCTACGGCATCATGTCGTGCTATAATGCCGTAGAGTATTTTATCTATTTCAATCCAGTTCACTGTTCATCATCTGCAATAGGAGATTTTTTGGCATCTTTTTCAGCTTTGGTCAGTTTGTTGTTCCACTGGTTGTTACTAATACCCAGTTCGCTAGGCATTGCTTTAGTTTTACCTTTGGTAATCTCTCCACCTTTAGCAAGAAACTCAGCCTTCATACGCTCAAGTTCTTCGTCTACGGGTTTCTTATCGTGATTCATTGACATGTGTTATCCTCCCGGTACAAAGCCGTCGGGCTTGAACCAATTCTTTTGATTGTGTATTCTACCTAAAAGTTCTTGTATCTCAATCATTTCCTTATGCAGTTGTGCTGATACATCACCTTGTGCAATAGCTAAACCTCTGCGCCCTGCTTTTGCTCTTAGTGCTGATTCAATAACTTCGACGTCACGAATTGATAGTTCAAACTGTTTGTTAGGTTTCATATCACCAAAATCCTAATGTTCTGCCGTTGCCTGCTATAATAGCACAACAGGTTAATATGTGTAGTACGATCCAAAACGTTCTAAACGCTAGCGCTCGTCTTACATCTTTTTGTCGAATGGGCAAGAACTCTGGTTTGTCATCATCACTAAGTCCAATTGGCATTCCAACTGTTCTTGCCCACATTTTTAAAAAGCGTCTTTGTCCGCTCAAGTTCTATTTCCTTGTATACATTCAGTTGAGTTATGTCATACAAAACTCTGGAATTTTGTTTACAAAGTTTCCAGACATATCTTATAGTTCAGCAAGTAATTTTTTAAGTTTTTTCTTTGACTTGCCTCTTACTTTGGCTTTAGATACATCGTTATCTCCGTCACCAACTGCTACAATGCCAATCATACCCATTGACTTGTGAGGTGAACATTGGTATACATAGATACCCGGCATATTAAATGTAATTGAAACTTCTTTGTTGAGTTTGGATTTACGTGGTGCGTCCCAACCATCGGGACCAGCAATAAATTCTACATTGTGACCTTTTGATGTTGGTACCCAAGTAATTGTGTCGCCAACTTCGATAGTGGCAACTTCTTGTGAGTATACCATCTTGGCACCGTCCTCACGTTTATTGAGCATTTCAATTGTCAAATCCTCTGCGAGTGCCGGTGTGACAAGGGCGAGAATAAGACCTAGTGCTGTCATTAGTTTAATCATTTCTTATCCTTTATGTTTAAATTTTATGCTGGTGAGTTAACTGCCCCAGCCAGCAAATTCTTCTTGTTGTTCGGGTTGCATTCGTACATGCCTAGTTGGCAAATAGCTCGTAGTTCTGCCTAGGCATTCCCATCCTGTTTCGGCTAGCCATGTTATCAACTGCGACTTGTTGGAAAACTTCATTGTGAATGTTTCGCCTGTTTGTTTATTTAGAATTGTATAATCCATCTAATCAACTAACCCAAAGCAAGGCATATGAATTGCTTGCTTACAATTGCTAGCATAATCATCTACACCCAGTGTAAGTATAGTAATACCAATTGGCAATACAGTTAAAGTTAAAATGACTGCTAAAAACGCCCATACTAACCCGTTAAAGTTTGGATTACTCATGTTCGCCTCCGGCGCCACGACCAGTGTATTTGCGACCAGACTTTAGTAGTTTGTTAAGCGACTCTGGATTTTTTTCTGCGGTACGAAATGTTACTAATGTAATTGTAATTCCACTTACTAGTGCCATATGAAATAACGCACTAATACCGAAGATATAATAGCTGCCTACCATTACAGCAAACAGTCCACTCCAAACAAAGAACAAGCATTGGAAGATCATGTGTCCTACCATTGGGTCTAAGTTTTTTAGTGGTGAATTTTCAACTGTCATAATACTATTCCACATATCTCGCGGAATGTTTACTAATTCAGTAATAGTGGTTTCCCAGCCAATTGGCTTTGTCATGTGTGTCTCCTATGTGTGATTTATATAGTATATATAACACAAAATAACCTAAAAGTCAAGTGGTATTGGATGCGTTATATTGTAGCGGTGGCACTTCTGTTGCTAGGCAGTACCCTCCCCCACATACCCTTAGGCTGCTAATGCCATCTCTGGCGCATAATTGTCATTTGCAATTATAAAGTTCGTTCGCGGTAACGGCGCTTACATCCCGGTAACTCCACTAACTCTATTAACTACCTGTCGATCCTATTTCGACCCCATCATAAGCACACTCGGTAAATGTGTTTATGGTGGAGTCGCCGGGTACCGCCCCCGGGTCCAGTATAGCGTTTGAATTGCTTCAACGTTACAGTATATTTATAACACTACTTTTTAGGCATTGTCAAGAGTTTTTTTGGCTATGCACTGCGTCCATGCCTTTTCAAAGTCGTCGCTACAATTAACTAAACGCTCATGGTTTCCCCACAAGCGTTTTAGATAACTGTCTTTTATTTTTCTGATTTCCTCATCACTATAATTAGGATTGATGAGATGACCCTTGACTGCGTAATGCAGTTCATTTGCGAACTTGAGTTCAGCGTCTGACATTGTATGTCCTCATAAGTTGATACTATTATTTACAAAGCTGTTACAATGTGGACGCTAACATTAGTTTAATCAAGCTCTTTAATTTGGCGCTCAAATTCTCTTAGACGCTTGTACACACTCATCAATTCAATCAGTGTAGGCCATGCTTTGAACAAATACTGCATTGATCCTTCGACACGCCCAAACGCACGAATAATCTGTTGCATAACGCCAAGTGTTACTGCTCCTGCTACAATAGCCGGTGCTAGGAATACATACGCACTTAATACGTTTGCTTGTAGATACGCAACACGCCCTATGTTAAAATACAAGTAGCGTAAATAACTTTTAAAGTGAATACCACGTACATCGTTAAACAATTCATTAATTGTTTTTGGTCTTATGTTTTCATCGTCCTCAGCAATAACAAGTATCTTACGATATGCTGCTTCTTTCTTTTGTAGATCATATTCTACTCCGACTAGACGCAATAACCAACCTAACATTATTAAAAAGATTGTACCGCCGATACTCCATATAAGAGCACCTGTTACTAATCCATACTGCCAATCACCAAAGAAGAAGATTGGAATACCAACACTTAGTCCTAGTAGTATAGGAACAAACTGTACTAAAACCATAATCGATTCAATAAAACTTGTGCCCAACCCCTCCATAATGCGACTAAACTTAATAGTATCTTCCTGTACACGCTGTGCGGCTCCTTCAATTGTACGAGCTTTATCGTACACACTGTGATACCATTCAACCATACTTGCTCTCCAACGGAACAGATAGTGCGATGTAAAATAACTCACTACCACAGCAATGGCAACGTAAAGGGCAGCTAGCGAAATAAAACTACCAAGACTTGCCCAGTATTCACCTATTGTAATAGCATTTGGTTCTGCCAGTGCTGCTTGGATCATGTTGTAAAATTGACCAAACCATTCGTTGATTTTAACATCAATTTCAACCTGTACCCAAAGAGAACTTAAAATAATAATTGTACCCAACCAGCTCCATAATAGCCACTTGCGTACTTTGAAAAAATTAAACATTGTTTTCCTTGCTTTCTTTTTGATAACGTGCCCAGTACATATTTCGTTCATTTGTGCTGGCTCTACGTGCTTCGTGTTCTTTTAGTACTCTGCAATAATGTTCCATATCCATTATTATTTTCCTTCGAGATTTGATATACGTGATTCTAGTTCTTCAATTTTCTTTGTAAGTTTTGGATTAGCTGCCTTCCATGCATCTGGATTATGCTTGAACCAAGTCCAGCCCCAACGATTGACTAAAAAGTCTAATGTTGATTGCCATTTGTTTATTGCCCAAAAAGCAATGTATGTATCTTTTATCCAGTAAACGAATAACGCACCGAATATACTTCCTGCGATTGCTGTATAAATCCACAGTGTATCAGTAGACATTCTTGATATTGTTTCCCACATATCTTTTCCTTTTGTTATCTGGCTAAGTTGATCTTATCTTCAAACATATTGTAAATTCTTAACCAGCTTTGGTGATCAGGGTGACTTTCTTCATGTACAGCGTTTTCTTTATAGAATCCTCCGTCGAACGTGCGCCAATCTTCTAGCAAAGCGTAGTGTGTTCTGAATTCATATTTTTTCGCTAATTCAATAAAATTCGGTATGTCTTGATAATTGGCACGTTGTATTACAAAATTCAACTGCGCAGAAATACCTTGTTTTGACAGTGTGTGTAAGCAGTCCAAGTTATCCACTAACTTTTCCCATTTACCAGGGCGGCGTACATCTTCGTATACTTCTTTACTCCCGGCATCGATACTTATCATTATGAGACTGGTGTTTTTAACCAAATAAGGATTTTCACTAAAGCGTTGTCTAAGCAGTAATCCGTTTGTAAGAAAATTAAACTTTTGACTACTTTTTAATTTGCAAGTAAGCAAAAACTCTTGGTATATTTCACTAGCAAATGGATCGCCATTTCCGCTGGTATACAAGTCTAGTGCGCCGTCATATTGTTTAAGCAGATCGTGAAAGTGATTGACCCATTTTATTTTATCTGTGTATTGCTGACCATTTTTGATATAAATCATTGTGTCTCTACAACTAGGACATTGTAGGTTACAACTTTCGTCAATGTTTAAGAATATTTCTTTTCTTCTGTGACTTTTAAAGTAACTGTCTGCATCCGCAGTATTGCTATGAAGTATACCACAATTGTTTACATCACAGTAGGTAAACTTTTGCTCTAGTATGGTTTGCTGTAGTTGTTGGGCAATATCATTTGTCCATATCTGTTCTAGTGATTCAAAGTCCATAATATGGCCAACACTGACAGGCAATTTTCCATCGCACGTGCAAACAAATACACTACCAAAACGATCAATGCTACATCCGTCAAACGGATCTTTGCAAAACAAGTTGAGGCTTTTGGGCTTACCAAAGTCTACAATTAAGTTTTCAGCAAGCCACTTTTTATCGTCAGGTATATGGGAACGAAGATCATTCATTGGGCTCACTGTTTAATTGTAAAGATTTTTTAATTTCTTCGTAGATATCTGGAAAAAGAGTTTTATAGTTGGTTCCGCGACGTTCATCTAATATAGTTAAATATTTGTGCAATGCCTTTTGTGCTTCTATGTCTGGCTGAGAATTTTCGATTTTCTTCATAATGCCCTCGAGGTAAGTCTTATAACCTTCTTTAACATTGTTGCCTTGTGTTTCGAACATTTCTACTGCTTCTCTATATCCCCAATCTAAAACCTTAGGTCCAAAGATATCTGGATGCACATATTTGTTTCCGGCTGCTTGCATTAAGCTAAAAAATATCGGGCGCTGGTTGGTACTCCAGTTGTTGATTTTTCTAATCAACTCAGGCATAGTAGATGTTGACAAGCTCATCCAGGCTGCGTTTATTCCGAGACGAACATCTGTTTCATACACAAGATGGTTCATATTTTTTTCAAATAGCGATAAATCTAGCCCGGAGCGTACATATTCGATTTCAGGACCCCAGCCGTCGAGACTGGCAATAATATGAATCTCAGCCAAGTGACCGTTGTCTTTAAGATCCTGCATTTTTTTGAATCGTTTTTTCATACGCTCGTGGTCAATACTTAAATTACTAAAAAATGTCAATGTAAGATTTGGATTGTGCCTAGTTCCAAGAAAATCTAATAGTTGATCTGATTGAGGCTGTGTAAAAGGTTCTCCGCCAAGAATCATCAAATTGTACAAATGATGAACGTTTTTATCTAGCCATTTGAACAACTTTTCGCTTCCGGTTTCTACATTTTTAGCGTAGTCCATTTCTGGAGGTTCACCCATCTCCATTGCTGTAGTAATATGACCAAACTTTTTGTTTTCGCTCTGCCAACTACTACTAAAATGTTCCCCACAATACAAGCAACTCAAATTACATAAATTACTAAAATAAATTTCTAACCAACGTGGTGTAACATTTGTTGCTGTTAAGTCCCCAGCTGCAACTTCCGGAGGAGCTCCTAATCCAGGAAAGTTTAAGTGCAACATTCTGTCGCTTTGTCCACCAGCATCTTCAATTTCCTTGCAATGCTCGCAACCTCTGCCAGGCCACTCACCTTGAAGCATTTTTTCTCTATCAAGAAGTTTAGCAGGTGTATTGTGAAAGTCAAAGTCTTCGCCAATAGTTGTTCCTTGGACACGGTGACAACTACTGCTTTGATTTTGAGTCAAAAAGACCGTACTGTGGCTCCATTTTAGCTGACAGGCTGTTTCGGTTTTTATTGGAAATGGTTTTTGTTCAATTGTCATTGTATACCTTTAGTATTTTGTTATAATCAGGAAAAACTTTATCAAATTTTTCCTGTCTTTGCAAATCAACACCATTGATCCATTGTTTCATTGTGTTAAATTTTTTGTCGCTATCGTCTATATTATCAAACAAAAAGTCGTGTACTTTTTTAACTTCAAGCTTGATATTTTCAAATATGCCAGTTGGCAATTCGTGTATAGACTTATTTAGTAAGGTGCTGTGATAGTCATGTATCTTTTTCTTAATATCATCGGGTAGTATTCTTATATCCCACCACAATGGACCATATACAAAGTTTACAGCAGGTACAGTATCTAATGTATCATACAATGTGCGCAATATATCTACAATATCGTATACATTTAAAGTAAACACTGTTGTGACAATTTGTGTTTGTATGTTGTCAATTAACGAATACTTTTTATAATTCTCAACTACTTGATTCCAGTTAGCACCGGATCGTATGTAATCAAAACTATCGTGTGTTCCGTCAATACTAAATGCCATTCGTACACTGCGAAAATTACTCAACAACTCAATCCATTCTTCACTGTAGATTGTGCCATTGGTATTGATATAAACATCAATATCTTTGCTGTTACCATTTGCTACCGCATGCGAAAACATACGTTGTACATCTTTAACATACATTCCTTCGCCGCCATACAGCATTATATGTTTGCTATCAGCAAACCATTGGTTAAATGTAGTGTGGAAATTATCTCTGTTGTCTGAGTGATAGCTTTTTTGTGTTGATCTAAACTCATTAAGATAATCTTTATAGTCCTGGACACCATTTCGTTCAATCTCATACCAATCTTTTAGCCATTTACTACTGGTCCACGGATTGCAATGTCGACATTTTAAGTTGCACACATTGCCCCATTTTAAGTCAATATATTGAGGTGTTTGTTTATCATTTAACTGCCACAGCTCATTGCTGATTTGTCTTTTGCTTTTTATACCAACACGCTCTTTTTGCCAACACTTTTCACAGTTTGGATGATCGATACCGTTACGAAGATCTTCCAAAAAGTCCTGTCTACTCTTACTGTTCCATATTTCTTCTAAAGAATGTGTAGTTAAATCCATTGGGTTGTTTTGGTCATCAGTCCAATATGACTGACTGTCGCTACAACTGTTGCATCTTCCACTGTTGTGTAGATGCAAGCCCTGATCTGCCAATATACAATTATTAGTTTTCATTAATTCATAAATATCATTATAATAGTATTTATCGAAGGTATAACATGAGTCATAAAAATTATAGCTTAGAAGTTGAGCATCGTGAACATCAACTTTATCGTATTAAGTTCAACTTTCCTTACAGTCACGAAGAAGTAGTAAACGAACTTAAAAACGAAAAATGGAGAAAGTTTAGCGAAACCAATACAACTGGGTACGAGATATGGCCTTTGCGTTTTAAAATACTACAGCCACAAAGTAAACTGTTGCAAGAAATGCAAAGCTTTTTCCATCTTGATTCAAGCAAAGCGGATTTAGTTGATTACCTGTTTGAAACATCGCCAAATATCAGAGGCAACTATGGCATGACCAAAGATGCGTTTATTAAAAACACCAGTTTTCACGGTGAGTTTACCGAAGACAAACCAAGCTTTGAATGTGGTAGACATATTGACTTTAGATTGCTAGCTGCCACAGGTGGTATCAGCTTAAATGCACAGGATGACCCAGAGCTAGCAACTTATTTCTTTAGATCATACAATGACGAAAAAGAATATGCTAGAAGCACCACTAACTTAGGTGACGGGTGGATGCAAGTCAACGACAATGATGTTTGGCACGACGGCGGAAATTTAAGTAAAACCAAAGATCGTTACAGCATGCTAATTGCACTAACAATAATGACACAGTATCCAACTTCTTAACAAAATAAAAAAGTAGCCCTAGGGCTACTTTTTATTAGTATTATTCGACTCTCTGTCTTCTCTTGTTTTGCGTAAAATGTATTCGTGATAAGGTTCTTGGCGTTCCATATTATCCAAACTTAATTTAAATTTTAAATGACTGACCAGGTGGGGCTGTAACAACAGTACTAGTACTATTCATGTATTGACTTGCCATTTGTTCTTCTGTTTTTGCTATAAACACTATGGCACTTTTATACAATGTAAGTTTAGCATCTAGCGGAACTGTAAAAGCAAAAGGAGCTAGGCCCATGCCTTGTTGCGTAGACATCAATGCCAATGGTTTGAGAACAGTAATTGTTGATTCGTCTTCGGACACAAAGCGAGCAATAATTTCGTCGCCGCCTGTTGTTTTAATTGTTATTGGTGAATTTTCATTGATAGGTTTTTCGATAATCATTTTTTTCTCTTTTTGCCAATTTTAGTTGCTTTTTTAGCAGCAACTTTCATTTTAGTTTTGGTTGCTCGTGGCTTACGTAATGCCATTACAGTGTATATCCTGTTCCTGTAAAGTTTGTTTCTTCGACGTATTTTATAAACTGTTCGTAACCGCCTACTTTTAGCCCATTTGCTACGATTTGCGGAAATGTCCTTGCTTCTGGAAATTCTTCAAGCACACGCTCTCTTTGAAAGTCTTTGCCTAGTTCTAAATACTCAAATTGGTAGCCACGTTGCTCGCAAAATGCTTTTGCTTTTGCGCAACTTGGACATGCCGGTTTGCCCCATATATAAATCATAAACTTAATCCTTTAAATGTATCTTCATCAACATCTTGCTTTGTACCTCCATTTACATAACTTGTAATTTCGGTTTCCTGCGGAGCAACTTGTACATCTGCACCCGAAATCCATTTCTGTGTCCATGGAAGTGGATTTTGTGATACCTTATACAGTTTAGGCAATCCTACTTTTTCCATACGGCGTCCAGCAATATATTCAACATACTCATTTAATAACTGCTCATTAAGTCCAATCATTGAACCGTCTTTGAACAAATAGTGTGCCCATGCTTTTTCTTGCTCTACAGCATCAACAAACATCTGAATGCACTCTTCTTGTGTTTCTTCTGCAATTTTAACAAAGTCTGGGTCGTCTTTTGGAAGTGTTTTTAGTAATAGTTGTGTGCTACCCAAATGTAGGTTTTCGTCACGAGCAATAAACTTAATAATTTTAGCATTGCCTTCCATTTTCTTTGCTTCGGCAAAAGCCCAACTACAAGCAAAGCTAACATAGAAACGAACACCTTCAAGAATGTTTACACTCATAAGAGCAAGATAGAGTAGTTTTTTAAGCTCGTACAAATCAACTGTTACGTTACGTGCTTCACGATTGGAAACAATTTGATGTGTACCTTCACCTAATAGATTATACCAATATGACATTTCAATTAGCTTATCATAGTATTTGCTGATATCATCGGCACAGTCTACAATTTCTTGAATATCAAGCATGCCATCAAAGATTTCACTTGGGTTGCTGTACACATTGCGAATAATATGTGTATAACTACGACTGTGAATAGTTTCACTAAATGTCCAAGTGATGATCCAATTTTCAAGTTCCGGCAAACTTACAATGTTACCAAAGCTTTCTGCTGGTGCTCGCCCTTGTACACTGTCTAATAGAATTTGGCGTTTTAGATTACTTGTAAAAATATGTTGCTCGTGATTGGTTAACGCCTTAAAGTCTTTAGAATCTCGATATACGTCAACTTCCTCTGGTCTCCAGAAGAAACCAAGTTGCTGATCTGTGAACTTATCGAAACTTGGATACTTCATAGTATCATATCGTTGAATAGTTGGCCCACCTGATGGATCCAAAAATGCTGTCACTTTAGTGTGATCTATTTTGTTTTTAACGTCAAAAACGCTCATGTGTGTGTCCTTTATTAAATTACGCAACTTTCGCAATAGTCATCGTATTCTTCTTGTGTTTGAAAATCATCAATTGTTTTATTGTTAGTATTGGAGCTTAACATGTCTTGAGATAGTTTATCAACATCAACTTCTCCTGCGCCATCAAATGTATTAAAATAGTATAATTGCTTGCCGCCGTATTTATAAAACATAACCAAATGTTGTAGCATTGTACTCATTGGAATCTTTTCATCTGGGAAGTATTGTGGATTATAACTTGTGTTTACACTAATACCTTGGTCGATCCATTTTTGTAAAACAGCCATGATCTTAATATAACCCTCTGGACTTTTTTGATCCCATAGCAACTCGTATTTGTTTTTTAAACGACGATACTCTGGAACAACTTGTTTAAGAATACCATCTTTGCTTTGTTTAATACTGATAAGACTACGTGGCGGCTCAATGCCATTTGTAGCATTAGCAATCTGCGCACTAGTTTCACTTGGCATAAGTGCCATTGTAGTAGCATTACGAATGCCTGTCATTGCTAGTTGTTTGCGTAGTCCTTTCCAGTCCATGCGCTCTTTGTGTTTTACTAGTTCGTCAACTTCTGTTTTGCGTGTGTCACATGGCACAATACCTTGGCCGTACTTTGTTTCGTCGCTTAACCTACAGGCACCTTTTTCAGCTGCTAAGTCGGCACTGGCTTGTATTAAATAGTAACTCCATGCTTCAGCAAACTCGTCTACTTTATCAAGTGCGTTGTCGTTAGTATAGCTAAGATCGTTTTTAGCTAACCAATAAGCAAAGTTAATAATACCTACACCCAATGGGCGAAAGTCTTCAGTGCTTTCTTTGGCAGCAAGAACTGGATAGTTTTGATAGCTTAACAATGCGTCTAGTCCACGAACTGCTAGTCTGCACGGGCGTTCAAAATCTGCTGGTGTTTTAATATTTCCCCAGTTAACTGCACTAAGTGTACACAATGCAATGCGTCCGTCTGGGTCGTTTAGATCGTTAAGAGGCTTAGTTGGCAAGTCAATTTCTGCACAAAGGTTACTTTGGCGAACTGGATGTATGCTTTGATCAAAGCTACTGTGTGTATTGGCATGATCTACATTCTGTAAGTAGATACGCCCAGTATCTTTACGCTCTTGCATAAATGCACTAAACAAGTCATTTGCTTTAATAGTTTTCTTTCTAATGCGGGTGTTTCGTTCGGCACGTTCGTATAGTTCTTTAAACTTATCCTGGTCAGCAAAGAATGCTTCATATAGTCCTGGCACATCGTGGGGCGAGAAAAGAGTAATATCGCCACCTGTTAACAAACGTTCGTACATTAGTTTGTTAAACTGTACACCATAGTCCATTTGTCGAATTCGTGTTTCGTTAGTGCCTTTGTTGTTTTTAAGTACTAATAGGTCTTCTACTTCATAGTGCCATACTGGATAATACAACGTAGCTGCGCCGCCACGTACACCACCTTGGCTACAACTTTTTACAGCACTTTGAAACATTCTATAAAAAGGAATCACACCAGTATGTGCTGTGTCACCGTTGCGAATAGGAGAGTTAATAGCACGAATACCGCCTGCGCCAATTCCAATACCTGCTTTTTGGCTTACATACTTAACAATACTAGAACTAGTAGCATTAATACTGTCAAGGCTATCATCAGTTTCGATAAGAACGCACGAACTAAATTGGCGCTGTGGAGTTCTAACACCAGCCATAACAGGAGTAGGCAAACTAATATCATGTAGACTGATAGCATCATAATATTCCTTTACAATTTGTAAACGTGTTTCCTTTGGCTCGTTGTGAAATAATGTCGCAGCGATCAATATATAGCACATCTGTGGTGTTTCGTATACCTGTTTTGTTACACGGTTTTGCACCAAATATTTGCCACGTAGTTGTTCCATAGCAACATACGTTAAGTCTTCATCACGGGTATGCTTTACAAAACCATCAATACGATCCCATTCTTCGTCGCTGTAGTAGCCTAATAAATCAGGATCGTAGTAACCAAGGTCTGTGTTTTTTTGTACTAATTCTTTAACATGACAAGGTTTAAATTGATTATATACTTGCTTACGCAAATGATAGTTAATTAATCTACCTGCTACATATTGATAATTTGGAGTTTCTTCAGTAATAAGCTCAGATGCTGCACGGATTAAGGTTTCCTGAATATCGCTACTGGTAATGTTATTGTAAAATTGTATTTGACTTTTAATTTCAACTTCACTTGGACTAACTCCGGTAACACCTTCAGTCGCTTCAAATACTACTTTGTGTAGTTTTTCAATATCGAGCTCCTCCCGAGATCCATCTCGCTTAGTTACTAGAATTTTACTCATTGATTATTTCCTTGCTAATACTCTATTGTTGTGTTTAGTTTACTTAAATTTACTGCATAAATCAATATCTAAGTATTCAAAAACCAATTCTTTTTCACACATATTAAGTTGTGATCTATTTACAACTTTACCATGATGATAATTAAGCACATATTTCTCCTGGTTGACCGATGATAAATTAAGCCAACCCTCGGGTGTCCGATAAATTTGTAATCTTAGATCTGTTATTTCTGTTTTTTCGAGCAGAGCTAGACTATAATATATACCTAGTGTAATACTTAAATCGCAATACAGATTGTCGGTAACCAACTGCCAAGGATTTGGCCAGTCTGCAATTCGATCGGGTGCCAAATAATGTGTTACAGTAGGAACCTTGGCCCAGTCCTGCGCTACTTTATTTATTGCCTCACTTAGTGAAAGTTTTTCCAACTCATTTCGCCATTCCCGCCACAAAAGAATACGATAATCAGGAGATTGATTAAACCACATCTGAATATTAAATTCCTTTATCAGACAATATCAACAGTAAGCAATGCTTCGTAATTGTTAAAAGTGCAGTTATAAGCAAAGTCTGGTCCAATTTCGTTGAATATTTCTTTGTCAAATACCGGACCCCATTTTTTTGCGTCAGCAATATTTAGTAGCATATCGGCAATTTCACTGTCTTCGGCTTCGCGGCCAAGCCAAAAATGATAAAATGCTTGCATCTTTTCGATTGGTGGAACACCACCTTCTTCGATGCCATTAGCAGCAAAGTCATGTGCTAGCTGTCGTATGTCTAGTCCGTTGTTGTCAATTTCATTAACCCAATGGTCAAGTTCTTCTTGTGCAGGATTGCGACCTTCAAACAGTTCAAACGCTGCTTCAACACGTACACGAGTATCAATTGATACATCTAACGTTGTTAGTTCATCTAGCTTTTGTACGTACATACCTCCGGTAAGATCATATTCGCTATTTTTTTCCAACAGTGTACGTACTGAACTTTCGCTAATACCGGGAAGTTGATTTTTAATATCAGTAACCATACTTGAAACATAAGCAGCACTAAAGCTTGTTCCTATATTTCCATTGCTTTCGCCCGAGTGGTAAAAGTGTACAACTTCTTCTCCTCTATTGCTGTAATCAGCAATATCTCCGGTGTTTTCATCTAAGGCACCAACCACAACCGGAAAGATACTCAACGCCCACGGCCCACTTGCGGAACCATTTTGATAATCATTGCCAGCCGAAGCAACAATAGTTGTGTTGTTGTTCCATACTGCAAGACCAGTATCCAATATGTCACGCAAACTCGAACCTTCTTCGGCATCGTTAAATGCAATTACAAAAGGAGATTCGGCGTAAATATCATCAACCTTCCAGCTGGTATTAATAACATCTGGGCTTTTATTTTGCAAAATTTCACGAATTGGGTTTTCGTATAAATCAAGTCGTAACTCGTATTCAAGTACTTCATTTTCTGTTGTACTTGCACTATTAAAAGCATACACAACTTTATCACCGTGATCGGTGCCGCCGTATTCCGGAGATCTAAAATAATCAAGTACGGCTACTGTAACAGGTACTACATTCGATTCGGTCGATGAATTTGTAACAGGTACTACATTCGATTCGGTTGATGAATTGCTGCTACTATTGCATGCTGCTAATGCCAGCGACAATGGCGACAACACGGCTGCTTTTTTAATTTTATTGAGTTTCTTTTTCATTGATCAGTGTACTCCAAGTCTTGAGTTTTTTACGTTTAACATCGGCACAATTGTATATTTGTTGCCAATCAAATAGTCCATTTTCGCTCATTAATTCTAGCATACATAATACATCACCTGCTTCTTCGACTAACAATTTACTATACTCTTCTTTTTCAAAATTGTCAACCGAATTATACTTGCGCATAATCTTCATACAAACCTGTGTAAGTTCACCGCATTCTTCTGCGGTAATTACCATTAGTTGCTGGAAATTGTTAATCGGAGAGTTTAATCCTTGATTATCAGCCATTTTATTGGTTGTGCTCCTGTGCACGTCAAGTTGAATTTAAGTTAAACGTTCAATTCTATATTTGAATGTTACGTCAGTGCCTGCTGCCAGTGTATAGTTCAGTGCGATTGTGCCGGCACTATCTACTACATCAAATGTCAGCTCAAGATCTGTTGTTTCGTTGTACTCGTCTGTGATATTTGCACCAGTGATCCTCAAAGTACCTTGCCTTTGATCGATGTCTTTGGTTGCAGTATAATAAATCAACGTTGATGTTTGGTCTGTACTACTAAACGATAAACCAGTGCTTGTGTCTGTTAAACCTGCTGTTAACGTTGCAAGTTTGCCAGCTTCGGTTTTATGATAGCCGTAGTACACACCATCTGGAGTATTCAAAGCATACGACGACTTGCCGCTGATATTAATTCTCAAAAAACTCTCGTTGTCTGAGTCAGATCTATCAAAAATATCGCTTATACTAGCATTTCCATTTCCTTGGAAAATAACAGTATCAGAAGTAGGATTACCTACACCATTTAAACTATTACCCACATCAGCAAAATAGTTATAAGCACTAACTATGCCAGAAATATCATCATAAGCATGAATGCCTGCATTAGAGATGTCATTGAAGAAGCTATTGGTAATTTTTAATCCTTTAGGACCAGTGCCGGTAAGATTTTCGCCAAGTTGTGCACCTTTAAACAAACTGTGAAAGTGGCAGCCATTAAACAGTATGCTTTGCATATTGTCGTCGGCTAAAATGCCAAATACGTTGTTTGATATATCACATTGTTCAAACACAATGTTTCTAGTTGTATCCTGTTCCGAATGTATAAACACTGTTGAATCGCCGCCGCCTATTGCAGTTGGTGCATTACTAAGTGATCCAATTAAGCCTACCCTTCTTAGCACACAGTTCTGACTATTAGCAATTTCTAATACAGTACCTTGTTGTGTGCTTTCAAAGCTTATATCATTAATTTCAATAAAACTTGGATAAGTAGGAACCATATCCGGACTTAATCGCTGGTTACTGTCTGCAAATGCAAACCCAGGACTAACCTCGGTTTGTCTAATGATCGTCGATTGCTTTCCGTCTCCGTATACTTTTGCATATGTAGGTATTTTAATAGTATTATCAACCAAATAAACACCAGCTGGAAAAAACAAACTTCTGCGTACTTGAGCATTTTCTTGTCTTGAAAACAGCTCAAAGAATGCTCTATTAATAGCAACTGTATCGTTTGTTGTGCCATCTCCTTTGGCGCCGAAGTCTTTAACACTAGCAAAGTCATCTAATTTGCGCTGCAATGTTCTTACTGTAGGGTCGCTTGCACTAGTGCCAGTTTCTGCAGTATATCCTGCGGCTTCGCCTTTGTACTGATAACCCGAGCTAACTCCTAGTATATCGCTGTGCTGTGTTAGTATTTCAGTATTACCAATTTGTGGTGCACCTTCACTGACAGGGCCATTACCAATAAACAACCTTCTTGAATCAATTTCCCAACCTAGCTCTGCAGTTGATAATTGCAATGTGCTAGAATTACTAGGTCCATTGTCACTTAGTCCGTAACGATTTTGAATTTTACTAATGCTAACAATAGGCATTATGATATCCTTTTAAACTTATATAAGATATTTATCACCCAAACTTAGAATAATATTCTTCGCAGCGACTCCACCATTCCTGCGCCCAGTCGTCGAACTCGTTGGGCCAAATGTCAAACTGTTGATAAGTTAAATCACGGCTACACATAAACACATGTCCTTCGCGAATATCTGTTCCATGAACTTCATTGTGTGCAAGTGCATATGCTGTTAATTGCAGATAATAGTCGTATACCCATTCTTCTTTTTTAGGTTTATTCGATTGCTTAAAATCCATAATACATGGATTTCCTTTGTATTGCCCGACTAAATCTGTGGTACCTGCATAGATTCCTGGTACATACAAAGGAACTTCACTTCCCCAGATTTCGTCAACATCTACCATTGCGTTATCTCGGATTACACAAGCCATATTATATGCTTGTTGTGCATACGGATTGCTACCAGCTTTTTCTGTCCACACTCCATTGTCGACATAGTCTTCAAGGTACTTGTGCATACGTGTACCAACACTGCTAGCTTCTGTTACAATTTCTTGTGCTTTCTTTTCGCCGACACGTTTCTTCCATGCAATAAGATGACTCATGTCTTTTGTTGCACTAAGGATAGTAGTTACACTTGCCACAGGATTGCCGCCGGGTGCTGCATATTTTCGCTTACCGTCGACTTCAACACGCTTGAGTTTTTCATACGTGTACTTAGGGTTTATTAATGTCATACTTTATATTATAATAGGATCAGGCATTTGTCAACCTTAATCTCTGCGTTTTGAAGCACGTTTTGCCATCTTTTTCACAGTGTCTTGGTTGCCTGCTTCAAACTCTTCACCGTCTTTATCAATAGTAGTAACAGTGTTTATAGTTACAATTTCTTGATTGTAATCAGCAATAAGATTATCAATTGTTTCGTCGCTTTTGACAAAAGCATCTAGTTCACTATAAGTGATACTATAACCAAGGTTCTGCATTAAACTGTTTAAACTGTCGATGCTGATTTTTGATCCAACGCCTTTGTTATTTGCTTTGGCTCTCAACATGTTAAGAAGGGTCTCAAGTGAGCCCTTCTTTTCTGTTACACTTTGTGATTCAATTTCACTTAAACGCATTAGTCTCTCTTAGAACGACCTAGTGGCTCTTCACCACCTTGTGCAGCATCGCTTGTTTCAAAATCATCTAAATCAATCTCAGCATCTGCGTCCATATCTGGCGCTGCTTCTGGTTCTGCTGTTTCAACGTCTCCCATTGCAACTGGTTCGCCACTACTTAGAGCTGCTACATTGTTTGCCATTGCTTCTCTTGAACTACGGCAAGCTTCTAATAGACTGTTTAGTGTTTCACTAGAACCAGAATTAAATGAAGCTGCTGCATCAGCACCAGCACTACGGCGTAAGCTGTCTGTTAACGGTGGTAGTTCTTCGTTTAGCATTTCGCCTACATCTTCTAGCATGCCTTGGATACGATCAACCATATCCTGTGCTGCCATTAATGCTTCTGCTTCGCCAACTTCGTCTTCCATCATTGGTGTTGCTTCGTGCATTTCGTGGTGACCTAGTGCATTATAATGTGCTTCGTCTACTTCATCGTATACTATATCAAACGCTTCGTCTAGACCTTTAGTATCAAATGTACCGCCTTGTGCTAGAATTGCTTTGTGTAGTGTGCCACCATTGCGGAAGCGTTTGCCAATATCACCAATTTCTTTTCGTGACATGGTCATTATACGATCAATCATTTTTGCTGCGTCTGCTTCGAGTACTAAACGATTTGTGTCTAATTCTATTACTTCTTCAGCTTCGTTAACTGATTCATAATACTCATCTGCCATTTGTTTGCCATGCTTTTTAGCAAATTCTTCTTTTGACATTTTTTCCGAATCGTCAATTAACATATCACTTATACGACCTTCAGTAACTGCATTGCAATTACAATGTTTACATGTTGGTGCACAAGTGCAATCTTCTGCTTTTACATCACTTCCGCAGCAAGCATCTGAGCAATGTGTATCTGTTGCTTCGGACAGGTAAGTTTCGAGTACCTGCTTTGCTAACATCATGCCGTTGTATGCTGTGTTTTTTTCACTTTCGTGCAAGTTATTGATCTTAATTGCTTGTAGTTTGTTGTCAACTGTCTCAAGTAGCTCGCCTGCTTGAGCCACTGTTAACTTGGAAAGATCTCCAAAATTCCAACCAACACGCGATTGCATGTTTTCATTTAGCTTTTTGGCACTAATCTCGTTCATCTCGCCTAATCTCATGAGTCAAATCCTTATTATAAGAGTATTTATCTAAGTTGAATACTTTTTAAAATTGTATTTGTTTTGTATTCGAGTGAAGAAATCTCTGATTCAACTCGACTTAATCGACACCAAAATATATCCTGTTTTCCTGCATCTTTACGTCTCTGGGCAATATTTAAGTGATAATTATACATAAATCTTTTTTCTGCAAGTCTACTGTAGAGACTGTTATATTCTAGAAGTTTTTGTGTACACAAAGAGTTATTTTGGTACAAGCTTAAAGCATAGCCAACTCCCCAACTTCGACGAAGAAAGTCGTATAGGTGCTGGCTTCCTTTCCAAATTTCGTAAAGTTTACCATTTGTAATAACACGATAAGGACCAACACTAACACGGTTAGGTCGATTGTCTATAACTGGAACTTTTAGATTTTGGATTTCTTTAGCAAAAAAATTATTAATTTTTTGGTAAGATTGTTCTTCTGTGTAGTTGTACTGAGACATGGTCACCCTTTTTGGATTTGATTACTAAACCTTTTGACAATAATTTATTTATAACACATTTGACATCAGAATTCAAGTTATTATAAGACAAATTCTTAGACTTTTTTATATATTTTAAAATCTCAAACTCCAGGGTATTAACCATAATGTTAACCCCTGGAGACAGTTGTACTTTATACATTAAAAACACTATTTTATGTTATCAGGTACCAAAAAATACCACCTATAGCTCCTAGTAGTGTAAGTATCAAGGTTCCGCTAATTTTAATTATCGACCGTAACGCTGAGTTTTCTTTTTCTGATAGACTTTTTGCGATTTGTTCTATCATTTCTTCAAGTTTATCAAGACGCTGATTTGTTGCTATTTGTCCGTGTTGCAAATTTTCCAGTTCCTGTTTTAGTTGCTCATACCTTTCGGCACACAGGTCCACGTGTGCTTCTAAATTATGCTTTTCGTATTCAGTGGTAGACATCACAACTCCTATTATTTTCACTCAATGTTACAGTTGCCATAATGCGTAGCCTTAGGTATAATATGCCTCGAGCTCGGAACTCATTGCTTCCGAATCACATTATTATTTAACACTGAATATTTGAAAGTTTAACTGTCACTTTATAAAAATATTCTTCAGCTGCCCAAAACTTATAAAATACGGAGGATATTGTGGTACAGTTTCAGTTAATGCAGGTACAACGGGTACCATGTGCAAATCGTTGTATAACGCTTCGTGATTTTCACCAAAAACCATTTGCCTGTCGCAAAAAAACTTCAACTGCCATATGGTAATATACTCGGGTAAATTTGGATCTGGAAATACAATGCTGTAGCCCGATTCGGGTATATTGTAATATTGGTATGTTAAAACTGATGTATTGTGTATATTTGACCGTAAACTTATCACTTGACACAGAGTATCAAAGTTTCGTTGTTGGTTTCGCTTTAATTGATAATCATCATTTTGAGTTGTATTTGTGGAATTGATACCCGTAGGAGTAATATCTACGGTGGTATAAATGTTATAGACGTGATTCATAATAAGTGCCTGTGCTACTATTTAAGCCAATGAAAAAGGCTACTAAAGTATATAGCAGCCTTTTATGTTGTGTTTAATATTTTATTAGCTAGTTGCTAGTTTCAGACCAATGTTAGTCACTGTTGTGCCTGTAACATCGATATCGTTTGAGCCAACTGTTGCACCTAGTGCACGAATTGCTGTTTGCATTGTTGTTGCAGTCCAGCCGCTGCCGCCGCCTTCTAGCATAATGCTAATTTGACCACTGGTGTCGTTTTCAATTTGCATATAAGTGATAGTTGCTTTTGTTAGAACTTCAAACAAAATTGCTTCAATACTTTCGCCAGTTTGACCTTCTGCACGAATGTCTTGTGCTGTACTTGTACCATCAGCAACAACAATTGCATATGCTTCTGGTTGGCTACCGCTAAAGCTAACAAGTTCACCGACTGCTGTGTTTTGATTAACACCGCTTAGTACGTCACCGTTTACACGAGTTACTTCTGCCATTTTTTATCTCCAAAATTATTGCGTTTACTACGCTACTAATATTTATCTTAAGTCATAAAAAAAGAACGGCTTAAAAACCGTTCTTTTTTATACACTTATACAGAAATTACTGAGTAAATGTTAGTGTAGTTGCACTAGTAACGCCAGCTGCGCCGTAGCTACTACCATCAGTGATACCTGCACCCTGAAGTAGAAGTGTTACTACGTTAGCTTCAACGATAGTACCAGCAACAGTGTTGCCTTCGCCTTCGGCTTTTTGGATTGCCGCTTTCATTTCGTCTTGTGTAATACTACTTTTGCTCATTGTAACAACACGAGTAGTTGAACCTACGCCATTGCTGTTAGTTACTGAAGCGTTCGAGTTTGTTAGTTCTGCCATTTGTTCATCCTTTGACTATTAATATGTTATTATTTATCACCAACCGGCAACTTTCTTGCCTACATAGTATCCGCCAGCGCCAGCGGCAGCCAATTTTGCCCACAATGGAACGCCGCTGGTTTTGGTGGTTTCAGCACCTGCTTTTTTTGCAACACGTGCAAATGGTGCATAAAAGTCGACTTGCTTGAGGTCTCGACTTAAACCTCTGTGTACTCTAGCTATTGCCTGAGTACGCTCGTTGCCTAGGGACCTATCCCAATCAGCAACTACTCGTCTAGCACCGATTAACCCTGGGCTCTTAACTCCCAGCTGTCTTTGCAATGCTAGAAAGAATTTTCTATCATAATTGGCATCGTTTTTGCCTTGTGCAATATTCCTTAGCCAAGATTTAAGCTGCAGGCTTGGCACTGTTACTCTACGGTCGTTTGTTAAACGATCGCTATATCTATCCGGATTAATTAAAATCTGAGCCATATTATTAAAATCGCTTCCACTACTACGCCAACCAGACAAGCCACCGGATAGTGTGCGCTGTGCATAATCTTTAGCAGCTTTAGGATTTTCATATTTCATAATTTGCAATGCCAGTGCACTGTTAAAAAAGTTATCTGCTATATTTCCTATACCTACTTCCGGTAGGTTAGTTGGGTTTCTAAATACCCTAGCTTCGCCTAAATCTTTGATAAACGTATAACTCATTGTCTATGCTTTCTTACTGTGCGACTAAATTTTTTGCCATCTCTGCCACGTATACTGTTGATTAGTTTTCGTTCTAAATCTGCGGCTGTAGTGGGGTCGAAATTTTCGTGTATCATATTAATAACATTAATAGCACTAGTAATTGCATGGTTTGCACGGCTTTCAATGACTGTTGCACGGTCCTCATGAGGAACCATGTTACTAATTTCTTCAAGGATACTACGAGTTTGTTTTTTCATAATTGTATTTATTTAATTTTTAAAATAGTTTTCTAAGTTTAGATCGATGTATTTTTTATTCCACAACTAGAATCACAAACAATCAATCTGCCATCATCGAATGTTTTTTTATTCCAACAGCCAGGAATCAAATTAAACCAATTGATACATTCTTCTAAACTGTACTTTAATGCGTTATTGTTTGATACTAATTCACTAATTTGTTTATTAACGGGCTGATGCCATCTGCCATGACCGTATGTATACGGCGCAAATCCCATGAAACAACACGGATATACATCACCGGTACTGCTAATATAAATGCTGTTGTTGTTTAGCGAAACACACTTAACAGATTCTTTTATTTGATCGTCAATGTCTTCGATCAACATATCACCGTGCTGTATAATATCAATATAATGAGACAAATCAATACTGCCTGAAAAATCTCCAAGTACACGTTCTAACTCACCATCGCGATCAAACACTGGTCCGCTGTTTCTACCGTGATCTACTAATTCAAACTTTGAGAATCCCAATTCTTTGCTTAAACCTTCAGCTGCTGGTATTTGATGCTGATTGTGCTCAAATCTAATCATTTTCCACACAGCATTGCCGCCGGCTGAAATAAACGCCTTGGCATTTTTTAAAATTTTATCGTAATCAGTGTTTCGTCTATAGATACTGTGTGTATCTGCTAACCCATCAAGTGCAAAGTAAACAGTAACTGAATACTTTGCTAGATTTTTCCAAAATGTCTCGTCTTGTAAACTTGCATTAGTTAAAATATCTATAGGTGTATCGAGATATTCTACTATAGATAATAACTCCGGATTCATTAAGGGGTCCCCGAAGTTGCCTTCAAACGTAAATTTTTCAATCTGTTTTAAGAAATTTCTACTAAAGATTTTTTTTATTTCGTCCAGTGACAGGTGTTTTTTAATATATCCAAGATCAATTTTTTCATAGCCGAATAAGTTTCGAGGACACAATGGGCAACTGGCATTGCAGTAGCTACTAATTTCTAGCTCAACATGTTTGATTTGCTTAATTGATATCATCTTTTAACCGAAATGTATGTTTTATTATCTTTAATTTCTAAATTTAAACAATTAAATGCATCAGGGCAAGTCATTAACTACTCTTCAATCCTGCTATCATACTTTGTAATTTGGTACTCTGCACATCTGCTTTGATTTTTGGCGAAAGATCTGCTGTAGATGAATCAGTAACTGTAGACTTTTTCTTTAGTGTATCGTATACTGTACTATTTGGCGGCGGACTATAATCATCTTCGTCCCCAGCATCAACAATACGCAAACTATCAACATCAAACGCTAATTCTACCTTTTGTCCAACACCACTACTACTACGTGTTTTCATTAGCTGTAGTTGATAACGTCCAGTTTCTCTCATGCTACGAGTAGTAAAGATACCAAACACATTATCTGCAGTATTAATTTTACTAATGCCTCCGGAGATATGACTGTGGTCGAACTCAACTTCTTCTACTGCTCCTCTATTCAACTGACTAGCAGTAACTACAATCATATCAAACTCTTTTGCTAAGTTACGCAATTCCTCACTTACATATTTGTCTTTAACAAACATATCACTTGGGCTAACTTTTGCACTAACTGGCATAAGCAGATCCAAGTAGTCAACACAAATGTAATCACACTTGAGCCCAGTCTTGATTTGCAACTCTTTAAGATAGCTACGAATATCATTAACATTGCTCTGTGCTGGCATGTACTTGATTTGTAGCTTGCCAGACTTTTTGCCCATCATTTTGACTTTCATTTCAACACCGTCGAGGTCCTTGAAAATGTCTCTGCTGGGTATACCAGTGGTCATGCTATCGATACGCATACTACAAAGATTTTCACTAAGCTCTAGTGTAATAAAAACACCATTCTTTCCTTCTTGCATCCAGTTAACAGCTAAGTTTTGCATAAACAAACTCTTACCAGACCCAGAACCTCCTGCAAAAATTTCCAACTCACCTCTGTTGAATCCGCCAAACAATTTACGATCCAGCGAAGGCCAGCCTGTAGTCATTTGTCCGTTGTTGTCTTTGAGTGCGCTCAATCGACTACGTGGGTCTTCAAAGTAATCAAGTCCCAAATCACGTGTTAGACTAATTTGTACCGCATCCTTGACTAGCTTTTCAATTGGATCGTATTCGCCCTTTTCAATTAAGTCAGCACTTTCTAGCACTACACGTTTAAGTGTTTCGT